CCTTGGCACAGCCAGAGCAGGAACACTTTGCTTTGAAACACCGCATCGCTGAACTTGAAGGCGCAGTGATTGGCTTGCAAGCACAGTTGGCACAGCCAGAGCAGGAGCCTGTGGCATATGCGTCAAGTGTGGACTGGCGCAAGAACCACTTAATGAGCAAGGCGCAGTATGATAATTGCCTGCCAAAGAATCGCGTGGACTTTGACGTTCCCCTCTACACCACCCCACCACAGCGTTTGCCGCTGACGGATGAGGAGATTATTTTGATTGTGGCTGAGTGTGCGTCTTCTCATCAGCACACGGACATTCACTTTGCCAGAGCCATTGAACGCGCGCACGGCATTAAGGGGTTGGTATGAAATTGGAGACACAACACTCAAGCGCTATCAACAAGACAATCAGGCCAAAGGGTATGGACATAACCAAGATTCCAGCCGACACCAGAAAGTTTGTTGAGGCCGAGGCGCTTTCAATTTTTACAACCATGACTAACGCTGGCGCGTCATTGCAACAAACACTGTTGGCAGTTTACTTGTCTGGCATGAGCGCCGCACACGGCATTAAGGGGGAAGCATGACAGACAAAGAAGTTGAAGACATCATTAGGTCAAACATGAATCTGCAAATGAATCTTGCTGGTATCCGAGCAGATTTTGAAGAAGCATTGGCGAAGGAAAAGCAAGAGCGCGTCGAGTGGGGTGTCGACTGGAGCAAGGACGGCTCTTGCGTCAGCATCATCAAGCGCACGCCCAGTGGCGGCATTGAGGTGGTGGCCGTGGAGTATGGCCCACAGCGCACATGGGTTGGGCTGACGGATGATGAGATTGACCAAGGATTGCTACGTTCCGATTACGCATTTAAAACGGCAGAAGCATGGCGTGCTGGCGTTGTTTTTGCAATGACCAAACTCAAGGAGAAGAACACATGACAAAAAGCGAAGCAATAACTGCAATCTATGCGCTGTTCAATGCGCCACACAACGCAGACATCAACATCGTTGGTTTAAACAAAGTTCTTGATGATTTGTGCAAGTCGCATCCTGAGCAAGAGGAATGGCCTGAAGAGCCTGCTGGTCACATGGCGGGAGGAGTTCGCCCATCACAGCGCACATGGGTTGGGCTGACGGATGAGGAGATTCAATATTGCGTTGAACTCAAAAACCCAGAAGCAATTGCTGAAGAGGTTGAAGCCAAACTCAAGGAGAAGAATACTTGAGAAAACAAACTAAACGCAAGTTCTGGTCAACTGAGATAAACACCATTTTTCATGCAATAACTGGTGCTTCTATCACAGATAGAGACAAGTTGGACAAACTCAGACTTCTTGAATATTCAGCCCTAGATGCCATGACAAAAGGATTAGGAACAATCACAGACTGGAGAACCCTAGTAGATGTCCTAAATCTATCCGAGATGATGGGAAAGAACGGAATTGGCCCTGAAGTATTGCCAATATGTGAGAAAGCTCAAGAAGGACTACATAAAGCAGCCATGAGATACCAAGAAACCATGAAAATGGGCTTAGATGGTCAATCAATTAAGGCAATCAGAGAGCTGATTCAGTATGCTGATCTACAACAATCGAGCATTTCTAGGGCTGAATTTGAGAAATATATCCAAAAAACAAGAAATTACATCAAATCCAATGGCGATCTGGTGGTGGAGATAACATGAATGAACCAACAAAAGCAATCCAATTCCTGATTGACACAGCTCCTCTATATGCCAAGGCAAAGGCAGACAGAATGTACTTGGAAGAGTTCAGAAAGAGCAGAAAAGCCCAATTACAAGCCCAAGCTGGTACAGAAGTGCTAGGAAAACAGGAAACCTATGCTTATGCTCACCAGGACTACATAGAAATCCTAGAAGGCATCAGACAAGCCGTGGAGAAGGAAGAGCGATATAGATGGCTGATGACAGCAGCGCAAGCTAGGATCGAGGTCTGGAGAACAGAACAGTACTCAGCCAGAATGGAGCAAAAAGCCACTCAATGAACAACAAACTAAACGCTAAAGAGAAAAAGCATTTAGCCTTGGTTAAATCTTTACCTTGCTCAGTATGCGGAACAAGTGGCCCAAGTGATGCTCACCATGTAAAACAAGGTCTTCAATACACTTGTATAGCCCTATGTAGGGACTGTCATATGCACCCAATACTAGGATGGCATGGACAAAAGAGAATGTGGTCTATTCAGAAGATGGACGAGATAGATGCTCTGAATGAGACTATCAAGAATCTACTGGAACTAGACCACAAAGAGAGTATATTTTAGCTAGAAAGTATTACTTCACAAGGATATCGAAGTAAGCAAGCAGCCCAACACAGAGAGCAAGACCGATAACAACGGCAGTAGTGATATCAGCAATGGTAGATTGAAGATCAGACATAATTAACTCCTATTAAGTGTCCTAGAACCGCTAGGTCGGTAAAAGAATAATAGCCCATTGGTGACGCAAATAAATAGGTAAAAACCCTTAAATGGTAGAATTTCTTAAATTATTTATTAGGTAGGATGAAAAGATGTCCAGACCACCGAAAGCTGATACTAGGCAGTTCCGAAGAAAACTAGACAACCCCAAGAGACAGATACTACTAACAGCAGGACAAGGTAACATATCAAAGGGTTTCGAGAATCTATTAGCCATTTATCAGCATCTGCATACAATAGGATACAGAGTAGATGAACCAGTAGAGGCAATAGGGTTAGTAACTAACTGGTCGGGAAAGAATGAACAACCCTAATGAAGAGACATTGTTAGTAAATAGTATAGGGAAAGATAGAAGGGTTAGATAGGTTAGGGTAAGGAATGGAACTGAATGAAGTACCCCAATAAGCGACCATCCAATCCTCTTGCTTTTGTAAATGAGAATCATTCGCATTTAGACTGGATTTGTGTGCTGGTTCTGGTTGGTGGGTTGGTTGGGATTGATGGGGGGGGAGGGGTGAGTGGTGGCGGTGGAAATTGAAGGTGGCTCCTATCCTCAAAAAAAAGGAAATTGGCTCCCTCCCACAAAAAAAGGAAAAGGACAAATGGAAACAACACTCAAGCGTGGAAGAGGAAGACCAAAAGGGTCTGTAAAGATGACGATACAGAGGTTTGCTGATAACCCGCCTGCTGTATTGCCTAAGACTGACCATCAAAGGTTAAAGGAGTTGAAGGAGTTAATGATTCGCTCTGGGGGTAAGGATGTAGCGCAGAAGGTGATTGAAATTGCTTTGAATGACGAGCACCCTGGTCAGATGGCGGCTTTGAAGATGTGTATTGATCGGACTCTTCCTGTTTCGATGTTTGAGAAGGATAAGAGTCAAAGGAGTGCTGTGACGATCAATATTACAGGCCTTGGTGAGCCGACTATAATCAACCCTAGTGAAGTGGAAGATATAGAGCCTAAATATGAGTAAAGCAGCAGAACGATCCAAAGCTAAAGCACTAGGTGAGCGGGTTTATTTTACTGGTAAGCCATGTAAACATGGGCATATTGCCAAGCGTTACACGGATAAAGGCACTTGTTGCGAGTGTATGGCTATTGATTTTGAGAAGAAAAAAGACTCTAGATTAGCTCAAATGAAAGCTAACTATGAGTCTAAAAAAGAAGAATATTCCGCCAGAATGTGTGATTGGCGAGAGAAAAATAAGCATAAACAAGCAGCTTATTCGTCTAAGAAGCGAGCAGAAATGCTATTGCGTACGCCTAAATGGTTAGATGACCATGCGTTTCAAAAGATAGAAGAATTCTACTATACAGCGCATATGCTAGGAATGCATACTGGCGAACAGTATCATGTTGACCATATAGTTCCATTGCGAGGTAAGTTTGTTAGCGGATTAAATGTTCCGTGGAACTTACAAATACTTACAAAGACAGACAACCTACGAAAGAAAAACAAGTTCTATGGCTGATCTCAATTTCCAACTCCTACCATGGCAACAAGAAGTTTTTAAGAGCAAAGCACGATTTAAAGTTGTTGCGGCTGGTAGGCGGTGCGGAAAGTCTAGATTAGCGGCTACAACCCTGTTAATTGAAGGATTGAGATGTCCTCAAGGTTCGGCAGTTTTGTATGTTTCTCCAACAATGGGTCAATCTCGTCAAATCGTCTGGGACTTGTTGTTAGACCTTGGTAGAGATGTTATTCAAGGTAGCCATGTCAATAACTTGGACATTACCCTGATAAACGGAGCAAGAATCTATGTCCGTGGCGCTGATAGACCTGATACGCTTCGTGGTGTGTCTTTGACTTATGCTGTGCTAGATGAGGTTGCGGACATTAAGCCTGAGGCTTGGGAACAAGTTATTCGGGCTTCTCTGTCTGATAAGAAGGGTAGAGCCTTGTTTATTGGGACTCCTAAAGGGCGTAATTGGTTCTATGACACCTTTAAATTAGGAGAAGAGGGGACTGACCCAGACTGGAAGAGTTGGCACTTTACAACCCAAGATAACCCTTTGATTGACCCTAGTGAGATTGAATCTGCCAAAAAGACGCTAAGTTCCTTTGCTTTTAAACAGGAATACATGGCTTCTTTCTCCAATGCGGGTAGTGATATCTTCAAGGAAGAGTGGATCAAATATGGGGTAGAGCCTGAACATGGGAGCTATTTCATCTCGATTGACCTAGCTGGCTTTGAGGAAGTTGCCAAACAAGCAGGGAATTCCAAGAAAAGACTGGATGAGTCGGCTATCTGTATCGTTAAGGTAACAGACGATGGTAAGTGGTTTGTCAAAGAGATCATTCATGGAAGATGGGATATCCGAGAGACAGCAGCCAAGATACTGTTGGCGATCAGAGACTTTAGACCGACTTGCGTGGGAATCGAGAGGGGGGCACTAAAGAACGCTGTTTTGCCCTATCTGAGCGACTTAATGCGTAAGAACAATGTTTATGCCCATATCCAAGATTTAACCCATGGAAATAGGAAAAAAACGGATAGAATCATTTGGGCATTGCAAGGACGCTTTGAACATGGCAGAATTGTGCTTAATTCTGAAGAGAATTGGGATGAATTTATCGACCAACTTCTGATGTTTCCTGCTTCTGGTGTGCATGATGACTTACCAGATGCATTATCATACATGGATCAGCTAGCAGTTACTTCCTACTTTGAGCAAGAAGAAGAAGATGACTGGCAGCCGCTAGACATAATATCGGGGGTGTAATGGAATTCCAAGAACCAACAGAAAGCGATAAAGAATTAGTTAACTTTGTTGTTAACCATTGTGATCGCTGGCGTGATTATCGAGATACCAATTATCTAACAGATTGGCTTGAATATGAGCGTATCTTCCGTGGTGAATGGGATGCACAAGACAAGACTCGGGAATCTGAGCGTTCTCGTATTGTCACTCCTGGCACAACTCAAGCCGTTGAGACTCGTCATGCCGAGATCATGGAAGCTATCTTCGGTCAGGGTGAGTTCTTTGACATTCAAGACGATATCCGTGATGTAAACAACAATCCATTGGATGTAGCCATGATTAAGGCTCAACTGATGGAAGACTTCAAAGTAGACAAGATTCGCAAGTCCATTGACCAGATTGAGTTGATGGCTGAAATCTATGGTACTGGCATTGGTGAGATTGTTGTCAAAACAGAGAAAATCTTTGTTCCTAGCACTCAACCGATTGCTGGACAGCCAGGCCAAGCCGCCATTGGTGTACTAGAAAAAGACCGCATTGCTGTCAAGATTGTTCCTGTTAACCCTAAGAACTTCTTGTTTGACCCTAATGGCACTTCTATTGAAGACTGTATGGGTGTGGCTATTGAGAAGTATGTCTCTATCCATAAGATCGTTAAAGGCCAAGAAGATGGTATCTATCGCAAGGTAGAGATTGGTACTGATTCGATGGATACTGACCTTGAGCCTACTCAAGAGATTACTCAGTATGAAGACGATAAAGTAAAACTTCTTACCTACTATGGTCTAGTTCCAAGAGAGTACATTGAGAAGCTAGAAGAAGGTGCAGAAGTTGAGGATTTGTTCCCTGAAGACTCTGTTCAAGACGATTATTCAGACTTGGTAGAGGCCATTATCGTTATTGCTAACGATGGCGTACTCTTGAAAGCAGAAAAGAATCCTTACATGATGAAGGATCGTCCTATTCTTGCTTATCAAGACGATACTGTTCCTAATCGTTTGCTCGGTCGTGGTACTGTAGAGAAGGCTTACAACTCTCAGAAAGCCATTGACGCACAGATTCGCTCTCATTTGGACTCATTGGCGCTGACTACTAGCCCAATGATGGCTATGGATGCCACTCGTTTGCCTAGAGGTGCTAAGTTTGAGGTGAAACCAGGCAAGAACATCCTGACAAACGGAAATCCTAACGAGATTTTGTATCCGTTCAAGTTTGGTAATACTGACCCTGGCAACATGAATACTGCCAAAGAGTTTGAAAGAATGCTCTTGCAGTCTACTGGTACGCTAGATAGCAACGGAATGGTCTCTAGTGTTTCTCGGGATGCTAACCAAGGTGGTATTTCGATGGCTGTTGCCTCGATTATCAAGAAGTACAAGCGTACCTTGGTGAACTTCCAAGAAGATTTTATGATTCCGTTCATCAATAAGGCTGCTTATCGCTATATGCAGTTTGATCCAGAGCGTTATCCTACTGTTGACCTGAAGTTTATTCCTACTGCTGCTTTGGGCATCATTGCTCGTGAGCATGAACAACAGCAATTCATCTCTTTGTTGCAGACTCTTGGCCCCAATACACCAGTTTTGCCCGTAATTTTGAAGGGCATCATGGCTAATTCTTCTCTGTCTAACCGACATGAGTTGATTCAGATGCTCGATCAGATGGCTAAGCCTGATCCACAAGCTCAGCAGATGCAACAAGTTCAACAACAGTTGGCTATGCAGTTGGCACAGGCTCAAATTGCAGTCCAAGCAACACAAGCAGAGCAAAATCGTGCTGAAGCGACTAAATTGGCAGTTGAAGCTCAGTTGATGCCTCAAGAAATGCAAGCAAAAGTGATTAGTAGCACTACTAAGAACTTGCCTACTGGTCAAGAATCAGATGAGTTTAATAAGCGAGTCAAGATTGCTGAATTGATGCTCAAGGAGGCTGATATTAAGAACAAATCTAAGATTGTCGAGATGCAAATGGCTGAAAAGCAAAATAAAATCTCAGGCATGGAACAAGATTTCTTAGATCAGTTGACCAAGGAGTTGAGCAATGGACGCTGAAAGTCTGGTCAAGGAGTTAATCCTAAAAAGCATGACTCCCGAACAGCAGGAGGCCATTCTTAACTCTGTTAAAACATCAGTAGCTCAAGCAAGGGCAGTCCAGAAACAGAAGATTGGCGAGAATGTTGATCTTGTTGTTCAAGCCTTAAAGAAAATTGAGTCAGACATCCGTAGTCGCTATGACGATTTAGGCAATCTCATTGAAAAACGAGTTGCATCCATTCAAGATGGTCGTGATGGTATCAACGGCTCAGATGGTAGAGATGGACGAGATGGAAAGCCTGGCAAGGATGGCGCACCTGGTCGGCAAGGCGCTCAAGGCCCTGCTGGTAAAGACGGACGAGATGGTATTGATGGCGTATCAGTAACCAATGCTTACCTAGATTTTGATGGTGGATTGGTTATTACATTGTCTAACGGCAATGAGATCAATGTTGGCGAAATCATGCCAATGGAGTTGTCTAACCAGATTAAAGTTATCACCAATGGCGGTGGCACTTCTCAATCTGTCTTAGATACTTTGGATTCTTTGCAGACGCAGATCAATACGCTGATTCCTAGCCAAACTGGTAACTCAGGTAAGTTCTTAACTACCAATGGAACAAGCACTTCATGGGCTTCTGTTGCTGGTGGACTAAGTTATCAAGGAACATGGAATGCCTCTACCAACACGCCTACTCTTGCTTCTAGTACTGGCACAAATGGCTATTACTACATTGTTTCTACTGCTGGATCGACTAATCTAAATGGGATTACTGATTGGCAGATTGGCGATTGGTTGCTTTTCAATGGTTCTGTTTGGCAGAAGATTGACCAGACTAACTTGGTTACAAGCGTAAACAGTCAAACTGGTGCTGTCTCGCTTACTTATACCGATGTTAATGCTATTGGTAGCATTACTTCAACAGATGGCTCTGTGAGCGTTTCTACAGCATCTGGTGTGGCTGATTTATCTGTTGCAGTAGCAGCTTCTACAACCAATGTTATCTGCCAAGTAAGAAACTCTACTGGAGCAACCTTAACAAAAGGTACTGTTGTTTATATCAATGGTGCTACAGGTCAAATACCAACAGTTACAAAAGCGTTAGCAAGTGGCGATGCAACATCTGCACAAACTTTGGGTGTGATGAGTGCTGATCTTTCCAATAACTCTAATGGTTATGTAACCATTATTGGTTTGGTTACTGGCATGGACACATCTGCATATACAGATGGCGCTCAACTTTATTTAAGTCCAACTACAGCAGGAACTTATACGGCTACTAAGCCTTATGCTCCAAATCATTTGGTTTATGTCGCTATTGTTGAACACGCACACCCAACACAAGGTAAGTTATTTGTTAAGGTTCAAAATGGTTATGAAATGGATGAGCTACACAATGTGTCTGCTCAAACTCCATCTAATGCTCAAACTTTAATCTATAACTCAAGCACTTCACTCTGGGAAAACAATACAGTTTCTCTGACTGCTGGTGTTAATGGTACGCTTCCTATTGCCAATGGCGGTACAGGAGCAACAACTGCTGCTGGCGCACTTAGTTCATTAGGTGCTTATGCAGCAACTAACCCTAATGGTTACACATCTAATACTGGTACTGTTACTTCTGTAGCGGCTACTGTTCCATCCATATTTAGTATCTCAGGAAGCCCAATTACCACTTCTGGTACTTTGGCTATGACATATAGCGGTACTGCCTTGCCTATTGCTAATGGCGGTACTGGAGTAACGACTACTCCTACTAATGGACAGTTGTTAATTGGCAACGGAACTGGTTATACAGCGGCTACTTTGACTGCTGGTAGCAATATAACAATCACTAACTCTTCTGGTGGAATTACAATTGCCTCTTCAGGTGGTGGAAGTAGTGGTGCTGGCAATGCTTATGCATGGTTTATGGTCTAAGAGGTAAATATGGCAACCCTAATTCTTGATTCAACTCTAAAGACCATCAAGGTCGCAATGTCTGGTGCTGCGGCTACGACAAATCCTGACTTTACAGTATCTTATGCTGACAACAATGGAACTACATTCACAGAAGGCGCTTTAGATGGCGCTTTGAATGGAACAACAGATGTCACAGTAGTTTCTGCTCCTGCAAGTAGCACTCGTAGGATCATTAAAGGTATCTTCATTGAGAACAAAGATACTGCAGCAGTAACTATTACTGTTAAGTATGACAATAATGCAACTCAGCGAGTTATTGCTAAAGTCACCCTTGCAGTAGGTGATACTTGGTCTACAGATGGCACTTATGATACTTATGGTTCACTAAAACAGACGCTTGGAACTGTCAATCTTGCTAATGTAACTGGTACTTTGGCTATTGCAAATGGTGGTACTGGTGCGACAACCTTGGCTGGTGCAAGTATTGTGACCTATACAGGCACAGAGACTTTGACCAACAAGACTCTGACAAACCCAACAGTCACAAACTATACAGAAACGCTATACACAGCCAACACAGGAACAGCAATTACTGTATCTTTGACAAATGGTACTGTTCAGCAATTAACTTTAACTGGTAACGCTACTATCACCATGCCAACCGCTACTGCTGGAAAGTCATTTGTGATTATGTTGAAACAAGATGGTACTGGTTCACGATCTGTTACATGGTCAACAGTTACATGGCCTGGTGGAACAGCACCAACCATCACAGGAACTGCTAGTAAACAAGATATTTACAGTTTCTTTGCTGATGGCACAAACTGGTACGGCACAACTATTGGACAGAATTTCTAATGTTTGCAGCTTCTAAATCAGGTAGCGTAGACGCTAAAGACCCTCAGTTTAAAAATGTAACGATGTTGTTACATGGTAATGGGACTAATGGCGCTCAGAACAATACTTTTGTAGACTCATCCTCAAACAACTTCACCATTACCCGCAACGGCAATACAACCCAAGGCACATTCTCGCCTTATGGGTCTAATTGGTCTAATTACTTTGATGGGTCTGGGGATCGGTTGGATGTTGCCAACAATGCCGCACTTCAATTAAATAGCGGAAACTTTACAATGGAGGCGTGGGTTTACTACACCACGGCAACATCATATTTTCACTTTTTCTCAAAGTGGAACGCAGGCGATTTAGAGTACCAGATGGCAATTACCACTTCTAGTGGAATTATTGGTACAAGCACATCTTCAAATGGTTCATCATCTACTGGTGACACTACATCTTCTGCTGGGGCAGTATCACCAAATGTTTGGCAACATGTTGCATGGGTTCGTAATGGTGCTACAGATACACTTTATGTAAATGGTGTTTCTGTTGCGTCTAATGCTGGTGGAACAATTCGCGCAGGAACATCAGCGCTTTCTTTTGGCGGTCGCCAAGATGGTGCTTATTACGGGACTGGCTATTTATCAAACGCCCGTTTAGTCAAGGGTACGGCTTTATATACGGGATCGTTTACACCAAGCACAACGCCTCTGACAGCAATCACCAACACATCGTTGTTGACTTGCCAAAGCAATCGTTTTATTGACAACAGTTCAAACGCCTTCACTATTACAAAGAATGGCGATGTAAGCGTCCAACGCTTCAGCCCATTTAGCCCTACAACTGCCTACTCCACAAGCGTGATTGGTGGCTCTGGGTACTTTGATGGTAGTGGGGATTATTTAAGTGTTGCCACAGCAAGTGCTTTAGATTTTGCTGGTGACTTTACTGTTGAGGCATGGGTTTATGTTCCAACAACATCCGCAAATGCAAGAACGATTGTTCATAAAGCGGACACCAATGTTGGCTACGGACTTGTAATGATTGCCGCTGGAAACATTGAAGTTCAATGCACATCATTGCAATTTAACAGCACATCTACGTTGCCACTTAACCAGTGGAATCATGTTGCAATGGTTCGCAACGGAAGCGGCACAAACAATGTGAAGTTTTATCTAAATGGTGTGTTAGATGGGCAAGGTACAAACACGACCAATACATCGTCATCGGTAACTCTTGGCGTAGGTGCTGTTGCACGTTCTGGGGCGGCAGGTGTTAATCCGTTAAATGGCTACATTTCTAATGTTAGGGAAGTTGCATCGGCAGTCTATACAGCGAATTTCACCCCACCAACAGCACCGCTAACAGCCATATCAGGCACATCATTGTTACTAAATAACACCAACGCTGGCATCTTAGACAACGCCATGATGAACGACTTAGAAACTGTGGGCAATGCACAGATTTCTACAAGCGTTAAAAAGTATGGTACTGGCTCGATGTATTTTGATGGGACAGGTGATTGGTTACAAGCGGCAGGGTCGCCTAATCCAATCAGAGCATTTAACACAGGTGACTTTACAGTTGAAATGTGGGTCTATCCTACTCAATTAACATCGTCTACTGATTACAACATTATTGACTTCCGTTCTGGTGGTACAACAACTGGTTTTAGGATCGGTATTAACGGGTCAACTATCCCATATGTTGCGGCAGTAGGTGGGATTTTGAATGGCTCTTTTACTTTTTCTACAAACACTTGGTATCACTTTGCGGTGACTCGTTCAAGCGGAACTTTGACAATTTGGATTAACGGAACTAGCGCTGGATCAAACACAACCACAACCAATTTTACTGATTCATATTTGTTGATTGGTTCTTCTGCGGCGGGTAATATCGGGCCTTATTTTGGCTACATAGACGATTTACGAATCACCAAAGGCGTGGCTCGGTACACATCAAACTTTACAGTACCATCTTCTGCTTTCCCAGATAAAGGATAACCATGAACATTGCAAAACTAGAAAATGGAAGTATCACAATAGGCGACTATCGTGAGTTATTCCCAAACACATCGTTTCCTATTACTGGCCCTAATGATGACTTCTTTACTGAGAATGGTTGCCTAAAGGTTAGCATCTTCAAAGAACATGATAGAGCTACTCAAATGCTAGTAGGCTGTGATCCTTATGTAGAAAATGGCGTGGTTTACACAGTAGAAGTTGCTACTCGTCCTGATCCTGTAGAAACAGTCATTATTTCTGGAAATGGTGCTGATTCCGTATGACACCTAATGAACATCTAAAAACTTGTAGTTTGTGTAATTCAATAAAGTTAACTACTGAATTTCATAAAAACTCAAGATACAAAGATGGATACTACAAACATTGTAGAAAATGTCACTATGAATACTATGGTAGAGATGCTCATTTTCGAAGAAATTATGGTATTTCAGAAAATCAATATAATGAAATAGCTCAAAAACAAGATTGGAAATGCCAAATTTGTAATACTGAACATTATTCTGGTCAATTTACTAGATTAGTGGTAGATCATTGTCATAAAAATGGTGGAGTTAGAGGTTTGATTTGTCAATCTTGTAACATGGCACTTGGTAACGCAAAAGACAATCCTGATATTTTGAGAAAAATGGCAGATTATTTGGACGAGTTTTATGGATAACCAGTTAGAAAAATACTATACCGAGCGTTTCTCAATGATGGCTTCTGAAGGTTGGAAACAACTTTTGGAAGATATTGACAATATGATTGAACCTTTGAATAATATTGCAACAATAAGTGACGAAAAAAGTCTACAATTCCGTAAAGGTGAACTTTCTATACTCATTTGGCTGAAAAACTTGAAAGAAGTCAGCGAAAGAGCATACGAGGAACTAAATGAGAAGAATGTTTGATTTCGTCTGTGAAAATGGACACAAAACAGAAAGATTGGTTGATTATGAGGCAATCAGTCTAATGTGTGAGTGTGGAGCTACTGCCAACCGCACTTTATCTGCGCCAGCTTTTAAACTTGAAGGATGGTCGGGTGCATTCCCAACAGCTCATTCTAAATTTGGAAAGAGTCATACCGACAAGTTAAAGAGTGAACGCAAACTCAACTCATAAGCAATAATGCCGAGTTGAATCTCCTACAACCGATTGACGGCAGGAAAAAGGAAAAATATGTTGATTGATGAAGACAAAGAATTGCCTGGTGAGTTAGAAATCGAAGAGCAAAAAGCTACAAAACCTGAACTCCCTGAAAAATACAGGGATAAAAGTTTAGATGAGATTGTACGAATGCACCAAGAGGCTGAAAAGCTGATTGGAAAGCAGGCTCAAGAGGTTGGTGAAGTAAGAAAACTAGCCGATGAACTCATTAGACAGAACCTTGGGTCTAAACAACAACCTATTAGGCAGGACGAACCTGAGATTGACTTTTTTGAAGACCCAAAGAAGGCAGTTCAGAAGACAGTTGATAGTCACCCTGACATCATAGCTGCGCGACAAGCAACGCTAGAATTGAAAAGGACACAGATTCAACAGAAGTTAGCGCAAGAACACCCCGATTTTGGCGATATTGCTAAAGATCAGGACTTTGCAAATTGGGTGAAATCAAGCCCTGTTCGTATTGAGTTGTTTAAGCGTGCTGATGCTGAGTTTGACTATGATTCTGCCAATGAACTGTTAAGCACATATAAGCAACTTCGTGGCGTTAAGAAACAGCAAAGTGAGGCTTCTAATGAGGCTACACGCAAGCAAAGTCTTAAAGCCGTAGGAGTTGATGTAGGTGGTTCTGGTGAGTCCTCTAGGAAGGTTTATCGAAGGGCAGACCTTATTCGGCTGAAAATGCAAGACCCTAACCGCTACGATGCGTTAAGTGACGAGATCATGCAAGCATACGCAGAGGGCAGGGTTCGGTAACAATTTATTTTTGGAGATTTAATCATGGCTTTTCCAACCCCAGCAGTAACCACAACCACAGCAGCAACCTTTATTCCAGAAATCTGGAGTGATGAGATTGTTGCCGCCTACAAGAAAAACCTTGTATTGGCAAACATCGTCAACAAAATGAACTTCAAGGGCAAGAAAGGTGACACAGTTCACATTCCAGCTCCTACTCGCGGTTCTGCATCAGCTAAAGCTGCTTCTACAGCAGTTACTCTGATTGCTGCTACTGAGACTGAAGTTCAGATCGCTATCGACAAGCACTATGAATATAGCCGTTTGATCGAAGACATCGTTGAAGCACAAGCCTTGAACAGCTTGCGTCAGTTCTACACAGCAGACGCTGGCTATGCTCTGGCTAAACAAGTGGACTCTGACTTGGTTCAATTGGGTCGCTATTTCAATGGCGCTACAGTTGGTACTAATGACTATGCTACTGCCACTTCTAGCACTAAGGCTTACATCGGTTCTGATGGTACTACTGCTTATAACAGTTCTACTTCTAATGCCGCTGCTTTGACTGATGCTGCTATTCGTCGCACTATTCAGCGTTTGGATGACAACGACACTCCTATGGATGGTCGCTTCTTCATCATTCCTCCCTCAAGCCGTAACACTTTGATGGGCTTGGCTCGTTACACAGAACAGGCTTTCGTGGGCAATGGTGACGCAATCCGCAATGGTGAAATCGGTCAACTGTATGGTATCCCCGTGTTCACAACAAGCAATGCTGACTTCGGTGCTGGTAACTCTGGTACTGACCGCATCTGCTTGATGGGCCACAAGGATTCTATGGTTCTGGTTGAGCAAGTTGGTGTGCGCTCACAAGTTCAGTACAAACAAGAGTACTTGGCTACTCTGTTCACATCTGACACTCTGTATGGCGTGAAAGCTGTTCGCACAGCCGCAACAACTGGTGCAGCCTTGTCTTCCAGCGCTTACGCTCTGGCAGTTCCAGCTTAATTGCAGTAGCCAATTACCCCTCGCCTTAATCGGTGGGGGGACTTTTTTAATCTAATTGGAGAACTAATATGGCAACCGCATCTTCGGTAACATCTCGTCGTGGCAACGATACATTCCGTGGCATTTTCAGCGATACATGGGTAGTTAAGGCTACTTTGGACGCTGGTTCATTGGTTGATGGTGCAGGCGAGACTGACGATATTACAATCCCTGGCGTAGCCTTGGGTGATATGGTCATTGGCGTGTCTTTGGGTGTTGATTTGGTTGGTTTGACAGTAACAGGCTATGTCTCTGCTGCAAACACAGTTAAATTCCGCATCCAGAATGAGTCTGGCTCAACTGTTGACTTGGCATCTGCGACTCTTCGTGTAGTCGTGGCTCGCATGGTCTAATTAAATGGGGGCTAATAACCCCCATTTTCATAAGAATATGGCTACTTATCGTTGTCTTCAAAGCGGTCAAACTGTGACCTTTACCCAACCACAAGATATTCAGAGTATGGTTGGTCATCAAGGTTATGTCAGAATTGATATAGAAGAAGTTGAGAATAACGATAAACAGCTAGTTCTAAAACCACCAACTCCTGTCAAGAAGGCTGGCAGGCCAAGAAAGGTAGCAAATGTCTGATATTGACCCAAGAGACTTTGGCAAATTAGAAGCCCAAGTTGAGTCATTACAAGCAGAAGTTCATGCCCTGCGTGAAGACATCAAGTCACTTCTGGAAATGGCAAATAAATCTAAAGGTGGTATGTTTGTCGGCATGGCTATTGCTTCCGTAGTTGGTGGATTTATCTCTTTTGTAGCCACTAAGGTGATCCGATGAGCCTACTAACTGGTGTAACTTGCCCTATATCCACTCAGGATATAACCATTAACCTGAAGAACCGCAACAATGCGTTTAAGAAGTTTGGTTATGGGCCACCTAATCCTAATGAGCCAAATGATGCTTTTTGGTTGAAAAAAGCCAAGATGTACAACGCTCCTACCAATACCATTAAGGGTATGAGGTGTGGCAATTGTGCTGCTTTTATTCAAACTCCCAAAATGATGGAATGCATCAAATCAGGCTTGGAGAAGAACGAAGAAGGCTTGTCTTATGATGAAAACTTCATCAAAGCGGCTGATCTTGGTTATTGTGACTTGTTTCAATTTACTTGTGCATCGGCCCGCACTTGTGATGCTTGGAAGTCTGGTGGGCCTATTACGAAAGAGAAACCATGAAAAAAGCAGCTGCAGCCAAGAAAATTGGCAAAGTTATGGGCGAATACAAGTCTGGAATGCTCCATTCTGGCTCTAAAAAAGGGCCTGAAGTGACTTCTCGCAAACAGGCAATTGCTATTGCTTTGTCTGAAGCTGGTAAATCCAAGCCAAAGAAGATGAAATGAAACAAGGTCTTTACGCAAATATTCATGCTAAACAAGAACGCATCAAGGCTGGTTCGGGTGAAAAGATGCGTAAAGTCGGCTCTAAGGGCGCTCCTACTGCGGAGGCTTTTAAGGCGGCTGCAAAAACTGCGAAGAAACCAAAAAAGGTGAAGTAATGAAATCTCCAACTTGGCAAACAAAAGCAGGCCAAAACCCTAAAGGTGGCTTGAATGCCAAGGGTAGAGCATCGTATAATGCAGAAACAGGTGGTAATTTAAAGCCACCAGTAAAGTCGGGCGACAACCCTCGTAGGGCCTCCTTTTTAGCACGCATGGGCAATATGCCTGGGCCTGAGATGAAAGATGGGAAGCCTACCCGACTCTTATTATCTCTGAAGGCTTGGGGCGCATCGTCCAAAGCAGACGCTAGGGCAAAAGCTAAAGCGATTTCAGAGAGGAATAAGAAATGACAACCTATTTGCAAGCAGTCAATGATGTGCTTGTTCGCCTACGCGAAGAGGAAGTCTCTACTGTTTCCGAAACAACCTATTCAACATTGATTGGCAAGTTTGTCAATGATGCCAAGCGTCAGATCGAAGATGCTTATGAGTGGAATGTTCTTGGAACAACAGTAACCCTGACTACTACTGCGGGTACTTATTCGTACTCAATGACTGGTGCTGGTCAGAAATTCCGTGTTCAAGACGCTATTAACTCTACTAGCAAGATCAGTATTGAGAACATTCCGTTCGCCAATATGAATCGCTTTCTGAACTTTGGCACTCCATCAAGTTCTATCCCAATGTATTACACCTTTGATGGTGTAGATGCTAGTTATGATACTAAGGTTACATTGTTTCCAATTCCTGATGGTGTATATAGCATCAAGTTCAGTTTAATCGTCCCACAAGCTGTTTTGTCTAGTGACAGTACAGTTATCTCTGTCCCTGCTGAATTAGTTGTTCAGAACGCTTATGCAAGGGCTTTGGTTGAGCGTGGTGAGGATGGTGGATTGAACTCTTCTGAGGCTTATCAGTTGTACAAGTCTATGTTGTCTGACTACATTGCAACAGAAGCAACTCGTTATCCTGAATTTGGTACTTTTGAGGCTATTTAATGGCTCAAGCTATCCAAACATTCAGCATCTCTGCGCCAGGCTTCTACGGCCTGAATACGCAAGATTCGCCATTGGATTTGGCATCTGGGTTCGCACTTGTTGCAACCAACTGTGTCATTGACCAATATGGTCGTATTGGTTCTCGTAAAGGTTGGACAAAACTAAACTCATCTACTGGCAATCTTGGCTCTAATGATGTTGGTGTTATCCATGAGTTAGTGCAGACTGATGGCACTTTGACTGTTTTGTTTGCTGGTAACAACAAGTTGTTTAAACTCGGCACTTCAAATGCTATTACTGAGTTGACCTATGGTGGCGGTGGTACTGCTCCTACAATTACTGCTAATAACTGGCAATGTGCGTCTTTGAATGGTATTACATATTTCTTTCAAACAGGCCATGATCCATTGATTTACGATCCTGCAGTAAGTACAACTACTTATCGCAGAGTGAGTGAGAAGTCTGGTTATGGTGGAACTGTTCCATTGGCAAACTTGGCAATTTCTGCTTTTGGTCGTTTGTGGGTAGCTAATACTTCTAGTGACAAAACAACAATCACTTTCTCTGATTTGCTAACTGGTCATGTATGGACTGGTGGCACTTCAGGATCATTGAATGTCAATCAGATTTGGCCTAATGGTGCTGATGAAGTACAAGCATTGGCTGCTCATAATGGCTTCTTGTTTATCTTTGGTAAGCGTCAAATCTTGGTTTATCAAGGAGCTACAACACCATCGACCATGAGTTTGTATGACACCATTGGTGGCATTGGATGCTTGGCTAGAGATTCTGTTCAGACAACCAGTTCTGATGTAATTTTCTTGTCTAATAGTGGTGTTCGTTCTTTAATGAGAACTATTCAAGAGAAGTCTGCTCCAGAGCGTGATTTGTCTAAGAATGTTCGTAATGATTTGATGACATCTGTTGCTGGTGAAACATTATCTTCAATTAAGTCTGTTTATTCTGAGCGTGAAGGTTTTTATCTGCTCACAATGCCAACTTATAAGTCTGTTTATTGCTTTGACACAAAAGTTCAATTGCAAGATGGATCATCAAGAGTAACTACATGGGACTCTATTGAGCCAAAGTCATTCTTATCACGCAGAAATGGTGATTTGTATATTGGCAAAACTGGATACATTGGATCGCATACTGGCTATCTTGATGATACTGCCACATATCGCATGATGTATTACACAAACAATGCAGACCTTGGTAATGTTAATCAAACATCTATTCTGAAGAAGATATCTGCTGTTGTCATTGGTGGAACAAATCAAACTGTCACCATTAAATGGGGCTTTGACTTTAAGAGCAATTATTTGAGTGCTAATGCAACAATTCCACTTCAAGGTGTTGCTCAGTATGGTATTGCTGAATATGGTGCTAATGCGACAACAGTAGCTTACTATTCTGATGGTATTGCTCTAAACACTTTGACAGTTTCAGCAAGTGGATCAGGTAAAGTTGTACAGACTGGTTATGAACTTGTTATCAACGGAGCGCAATGCTCTATTCAGAAAATTGAAATTCAAGCTAAGAATGGAAAAATAGCATGAGCAACTACACCAAAAGTACAGACTTTGCGTCTAAAGATAATCTATCTTCTGGCAATCCTTTAAAGATTGTTAAAGGTACTGAGATTGATACTGAGTTCAACAACATTCAGACTGCTGTTGCGACTAAGTTAGATTCATCTAGCGCACCAAGTGGCACGATTGTTGGCACTACAGATACTCAGACTCTGACAAACAAGACTCTAACTAACCCTACTGTAAACAACTATACAGAAGGTGTTGTGTCCATTGGTACTGTTACTAGTTCTAGCACTTTGTCATTGACAAGCGGTACTGTACAAACTGCTACTTTGACTGCATCAACTGCTTGCACTTTCACAATGCCTACTGCTACTGCAGGAAAGTCTTTCATTTTGTTGCTTAAACAAGCTGCATCTACTGGTGGTGGTACTGCAACATTTACAAGTGTTAAATGGAATTCAGCTACAGCACCAGTTGTAACTTCTACAGCTGGAAAAATGGACATTTTTTCATTTGTATCTGATGGTACAAATTGGTATGGATCAGCAGTTCAGGGATACACACCATAATGTTTGCAGCGCTTAACACCTTTTTGGCAGGAACATCATCTCCATTAGGAGAGAAATCCTATACAACACCAGGAACATATACATTTACAGTTCCATACAATGTCACAAGCATTTGTGTATTGTGTGTTGGTGGCGGTGGAGGAGGTGGTGGTGCTGGAACTTCTGATGGCGGTTCTACATCATTTGGAAGCGTTGTAACTGCTAATGGCGGTAGTGCAGGCCAACCTTATGGTTCTGGCGCAGGAGGTACTGGTACAACCATTAGTGGAAACATTGGTGGTGGTAATGGTGGCGCTGGTGGATATGTTTCTTCAAATACACAAGGCGGTGGTGGAGGTGCTGGTGGGTATTCAGGAAATGGCGGTGATGGCGCTAATACATCAAGCACAACTGGATCATCTGGTTCAGGTGGTGGTGGCGGTGGTGGTGGTGTAAATACAGGTAATTTTGCAAGAGCTGGTGGTGGCGGTGTAGGTTTATATGGCGAAGGTTCTAGCGGAAGTGGTGGAGCGCCAGTATCAAATACTGCAACTGGTGGTGGTGGTGGATCAAGTGGATCGACTGCATCAACATCTTCTGCTAATTCAGCAACTGCTGGTGGTAACTATGGGGGTGGCGGTGGTGGCAATGGAGGCGGTGGCGGTGGCGGTGGTTTGCGTTATGCCAATAGTATTTCTGTTACACCTGGTGACACTTACACAGTAACTGTTGGTTCTGGTGGATCATCAGGCTCTTCCGCAGGAGCAGGCGGTAGTGGTGCTGTACGAATTATTTGGGGTACTGGCAGAGCATTCCCATCAACATACGCTGGAAATTTATAAGGAAGCGAATCATGGCAGATTTAGTAACTGATTATCAAGGCAAGACATATGATCCTGCCGTGATTTTGTCATTGTCAAAGCAGATTGCAGCTGCTGTTGACCCTAAAGCTATTAAAGGTGGTGTATTTGCCACTAAAGGCGAGAGTGTAGGCTTTAACTATGATGAGGCTACTAAGTTACTTGGTCGTGCGCCTAATGCTGCTGAACAAGTTTTCTTGGATATGGCTCGTCACCTTGTCAATGAAGGTGTAAGAGACCTAAAGAATGCTGACTTAAGTGAAACCAATCGTCGTTTTGGCTCTACCTATACTGGTGGTGGTGGTACGATTTATGAGATCAAAAAGGATGCTTCTGGCAATCCAGTTATCTCTACTTGGAGTAAGTCAACAAGTGATAAAGGTGCAATCCTTGGTGGTTTAGCATTAGCAGGATTGGCTTTTGGCGTTCCATCATTGTTTGGTGAGGCTACTGCAGCTACTACTGGTTTGACAGCATCTGAGTTGGCTGCGGCTGACATGGCTCTAGGTGGTGTTGGCGGTACTGCAGGCGCTACTGCTTTGGCTAATGCAGCTACTGCTGGTGCGCTTGGTGCAGGAGGATTATTAACTAGTGGTGTAGCACCAACTACAACTGGTTTGACTGCGGCTGAACTTGCGGCTCAAGATATAGCCCTTGGTGGTGCTGGTGGAACAGTAGGAGCAGAAACTTTAGCCAATGCTTTAGCTACAGGTGCTGAAGTTCCTACATTGACTAATTTAACGGGTGGTAGTGGTTTGTTGACTGGCGCTGCTGGTGGTATTACTGGTGATACTGTTGCACAAACATTATCTACTGATACTACTACTGGTGGTTTGTTAAGTCCAACCACTACTGGAACCACTACTGGAACCACTACTGGAACTACTACTGGAACTATACCTGGAACTACTCCTGTAACTACTAATATAAATCCATTAACTACAGCAGCTACTAACTTGCTTACTGGTGTAGGATCAAACTTGCTAAGTGGCTTAACAGATCAACAGTTATCTAATTTATTCTCTGGTGGTTTAGGTACAGTAGGTAATCTGCTTCAGATGCAGCAATCTAGAGAAGCTGCTCAAGCGGCACAACAACGAATTGATGCTGAGACTGCTGCTGCCAAACAAGCGGCTCAATTCCGTCCTGTTGGCATGACTACTCGGTTTGGTAGTTCACAATTTACTTATAACCCTACAACTGGTCAGTTGGAAAGCGCTGGTTATACGCTTTCTCCAGAAGCTAAAGCACAACAAGATCGTTTGATGGCTTTGGCTAATCAAGGATTGACTCAAGCAGAGCAAGCCCCTCAACAATTTGCTCCTTTGCAAACAGGCGCTCAGAGTTTGTTTAACCTTGGCAACAAATACTTGGCTCAAACTCCTGAAGAAGTGGCCCAACGCTACATTACTCAGCAAATGAATTTGTTACAGCCAGGTCGTGAACTTGAATTGGCTAATTTGCAGAATAAGTTACAACAACAAGGTCGTGCAGGATTAGCAGTTGCTCAAGGTGGTAGTTATGGTGCTACAACACCTGAATTACAGGCTTTGTTTAATGCTCGTGCAATGCAAGAAGCACAATTGGCTGCTAATGCTCAACAAGCGGGTCAACAACAAGTTGCGTTCGGTGCGGGGTTGCTCGGTCAAGGTGCTGGTGCTATGGGTCAATATTATGCAGGCCAACAAGCGGCTTATGCGCCATATACAACTGCCATAGGACAAGTGCAGAACTTGGAATCTCAAGCACAACAGCCATATAACATGAGTTTGGCTCTTGCTCAACAACAAGCAAATGCTGGTGCAAAAGCAGGACAACTTGGATTAACAGGCGCTCAACTAAGCACTAAACTTGCCACAAGTGATGAAGCTACAACTAATCCTTATGCAACAGCATTGTCTGGATTAGGAAGCCCAACATCTTTGCTTGGACAAGGATTAGGTAAATTTGCTCAAGGTTTGTTTTCATCAGGAACAAATTTAGGGACAGGCATAGCTGGAAATCCTTATGCCGTTGGCGAATATGCAAATCCTGAATACTGGACTTAATTGGAGAAAAACATGGCAGATATTGTCCCTAGCTTGTTCGGATTAACTCCTGAACTATATAACCAGCAGATTCAACAGTCTGCAATGGATCAAGGTATTGCTTTATCTAAATTATCTCCAATTCAAAGAGCCAATGCAGGAATTTATGCAGGTTCTGCTGGTCTTGGTCGTGCTGTAGGTGGTTTGCTTGGTGCTGAAGACCCACAGTTGCGAATGATTACTCAGCAACAAGAGATCATGCGTGGTTTGGATATCACTAATCCAGTTGCATTGACTCAAGCAGCTCAAAAAGCAAGCCAAATTGGTAATCAAGACTTAGCTTTGCGTTTGCTTACAACTGCTGACCAAATGACTCAAAGACAAGCTCAGATTCAGGCTCAACAAGAGGCTTTACAGGCTCGTCAGATTTCTCAGCAAGCATTCCAACCTGGTGGTCAAGCGACCATGTATGGTCAACCAACACAATTCCCATTGAAAGATGATGAAGGGAATGTGATGCCTGGCGCTGGTGTTAGTGGGCCAAGTTATGACATTAAACGAGTTGAAGCACAATTGTTGCAAACTCCTGCTGGTCGTGCTGAGTTGGAAAGCATCTATAAAGCACAAGAGGCTGCTGCTAAGACCAATAAACTGGCTGCTGAAGCTACTACTGCACAAGCAGAGGCTGCTGTTGCAACACCATCTAAGCAAGCTGAACTTATTGAAAAATCGGCAAAAGCTCAGAAAGCCTTTATTGAGTCTCAATTTACTCAAAGAGCGCAAGAACTTGGTTTGCAAGAGAAAACATGGAACATCAAGAATCTGCAGAGTGAGATTGGAACTCGTGGTGCTAAGTTGAACTTGGACACACAGATGACCAATGTCAATGTGTTGGAGAAACTGGCACAGATTAACAAACTCAATACTGAGATTCCTGCTGACACTCGTAAACTGATTAATGAGAATGCTGTAGTAGCTGCTACTGCTAAACAATCTGCTGACCAGTTCAATGATCTGGCAAACAGAATTGAAAGCCTTGGTGGTTATGGCAAGTTGTCTAGCCTTAGTGAGTTTGCTAAATCAACAATTGGTGCAGAAGGCTATGAGACTTCTTTGCGTCAGGAATACACTCGTTTGCGTAACAGCGCAGCAATCAAAGCATTGCCACCAGGCCCTGCAACAGATAAAGACATTCAAATGGCTCTGTCTGGATTCCCTAAAGACACTTCTAATTCTGCCAATATCGCTCAATTCTTGCGTGGTATGGCTAAATTGCAAGATATTGACTCTGCTGTTGCAAATGCTAAGACTGATTGGCTTGCTAAGAATAATGGTGCTTTGACTAGAGCAGGAAGTACATTTATTGCTGGTGACTTTACTGTTCGACCAGGTGAGTCATTCAATGACTTCTCATCTCGTGTTGCTAAAGATGTAAATGATCGTTATTCAGGTGCAAGCCGTGAAGGTCAGCGTCAGGCTTTGATTAACCAGATTCCAACGCCTAATATGCCATCACCAAATGCTCAAGTTTCGAACATTATGAGTGCAGCAGATGCTATCTTGCGTGGAGGTCGTTAATGGCAACAGCAGAAGAATACGCAACTTGGATTGTCCAAAATAGGGCAAAACAAGGAACGCCAGAGTTTGAAACTGTTGCACAGGCTTATCAAATAGCCAAGAGTCAACAGAATACTGCTCAGATGGCTACTGCTCCTAGTCCTGCTCCATCAGGATTGGGAGATCAACTGCTTGGCGCTGGTGAAGCAGGATTGACTTTGCTAACTGGTGGTACTACTGGTTTGCTAGGAACTATCGGTGGCGGCATTACTGGCGCTATTGAGCAAGCAAAAGCAGGCAAATTTGGCACTCCAGAGGCTGCTAGAGCTATTCAAGAGCAAGCTATGGCTGGTGGTCAGCGTTACACCTATATGCCTAGAACTCAATCAGGCATGGAGCAAGTTCAGTCTATTGGTAAAGTTGCAGAAGCATTGCCTCCTGTTATTCCTGTTGTTACTGAAGCTGGAATGCTTGGTCAGGCGCTGAAACAAGCTACACCAATTGCAGAGGCTACTGCTTTGCGTGGCTTGCAGTCTGTCCAACAAGGCGCTCAACAGATTTCTCAAGGCGCTCAACGAGGCACTAGCATCGTTAAAGAAGCATTAGGAATGGACTTAACACCTACTACTGGTGTTGGCGCTCGTACAAGTGCTGGTGCTGCTGCAACTCCTGCAGAACTTCAACGAGTTACTACTGCTCAAGGTTTGCCAGTTCCTGTTGACTTGACAAAAGGCGCTGCTACTCGTGAAGCTAGTCAATTGGCTTTTGAGAAAGAACAGATTAAAGGCCCATTGGGTGAGCCACTCCGTCAGAGAGCAGAGCAAAACAATTTACAAGCATTGCAGAACTTTGATGCTTTGATTGATATGACTGGCTCTCAGACTGCTGCTATTGGCCCTGCTTCTACTGGTAATGCAGTTATTGATGCTCTGTCACAAGGTTGGCAAGGTGCTAAGGCTAAAACTGCTGCTGCTTATCGCAAGGCAGATAACTCTCCTGAAGCATTGTTACCAGTAGATTTGACATTGCCAAGAGTTATTAAGTATGGCGATCAAGAGACAACTACGACATTGTTTGACTACTTGAATAGCCAACCAAGTGGTGTCCCATCTGCTGCTATTCCTGATACTGCCAAACAGTTTGCTGTAAAACTAGGTATTGCTACCAAAGATGACAATGGTAATTTAGTGCCATTGGATGCAACTGTTAAGAAGTTAGAAGAGTTGCGTAGAGAAATCAACATGGCTACTGACTATGACATTGTCAACAAGCGTCAGTCTGCTATTTTGAAGTCAATCATTGATGAAACTACAAAAGATACTGCTGGCCCACTTTACGCAGAAGCTCGCGCTTTGCGTGAGTCTCAGGCTCGTAAGTATGAAGGTCGTGCAGTAGTCTCAAATTTGTTAACTACTATTAAAGGTAAGGATGATCCTAAAGTAGCTGCTAGTGAAGCATTTAAACGATCTATCTTAAATGCAACACCCGAGGAAGTTACTTTCTTGCGTAGAGTTTTGCTGACAAGTGGCAAAAATGGTCAACAAGCAATGAAAGAATTGCAAGGTGCAACCATTAAGCACTTAGAAAATGTAGCAACAAGTGGCTTGCAGACTGACTCTAGTGGCAGACCTATTGTTTCTCCTGCAAAACTAAACCAAGCAGTCAATGCTTTGGATACAGATGGTCGTTTAGATATCATTTTGGGCAAAGAGAAGGCTCAAATTGTTCGTGACTTAAATGAAGTCGTGAAATATGTTCAGACAGTACCACCAGGCACATTGATTAACAGTTCTGGTACTTCAATGGCCTTGATGAGTGCAATGGCTGAAGCTGGCGCTACTGGTGCATTGACTGGTTTGCCAGTTCCAGTTTTGAGTTTGGTTCGTGTTGCAAGTCAGCAAATCAAAAATAATAAGATCAAAGCACGAATTAACCAAGCATTGAATCAGGCTGAATTTAAACCATGAGAGATTGGGCTGTTGCATTTGTAGCGGCAGCCGTTCTCTCTGCTTTTGTCATATTTTGTAGTTTTGTAGTTATCTGGGCATTTCCATGATCGCCTTTCTCTTGGCGGCAACCATTGAATACCGATGTGTTAAATGGACTTGGACTGGCGATGTGTTTAATCGCAGAGTAGTCTGTCTCAAGTGGGAGAAGAGAAAATGATACCCTTGGATCCGATTAGTGCTTTAAATAGCCTACAAAGTGCCATTTCAATGGTTAAAAAGGCTAGTAAAGTAGCCAATGACTTAGGTGGTCTTGCTCCTATGTTGGGCAAGATGTTTGATGCTAAAAGCCAAGCTACAAAGGCTATGCTACAAGCTAAAGCAGATAAAAAAGGCTCTAATATGGGCGCTGCTTTACAAATTGAGATGGCTCTTGAACAAGCTCGTGCTTTTGAAGAAGAACTCAAGATGTTGTTCATGCAAACAGGCAAAGTGGATGTCTGGAACAAGATCAAGGCTCGTCAAGCAGAAATGGACTTGGCTGATGCTAAAGAATTAAGTGCTTTAAGGAAAGCAGAGAAGGAAGCCAAAGCAAAAGAGCAGGAAATGCAAGAGTGGGCCATGATTATCGGTGGCGTATTCTTTATTCTGTTTTTACTGTTTGTTGGCGTAAATGAGATCATGGATATGTGCAAGGGTGCAAGGTGCGGTAGATGAACGAGTACCAGAAAACCTTTGATTTAGCCCTTAAGATTGTTGTCTATGGGTGTGTAGCACTTTATTTCTTAGGGTTTCTGAAGTTCTTGCCAAATGATTTGGCAGACAAGATTGTCAATCTTTTGCTTGGAAAGGTGGGTCTTGGGAAATGAGAATCACTACTTATGCAGAAAACGCTCGTATGTTATGGGAGGCTCAAAGGGTGATCCACCAACAGAATATGCAGCGTTTAGCAGAGTTAAACCGACAAGCAGAACACCAACAAAAGTGCCAAGAGATCAAAACCCATTGGATTAAGGCTACTGAAGTGGATGTAAATGTATGAAATATTTACTCTTGCTATTGCTGTTAACTGGCTGTGAAGACAGGTATCGCTATAAGTGCCAGAACCCTGACTTTTTCCATGCTGAAGAGTGCCAGAAACCAAAATGTCAGTTTACTCAGCAATGTCCTGAATACTTAGTTGCTCCTATTCTTGAAAAGAAGGTAACAGATGTCCCACCAGAAAAGACCAACAATTGAAGAAGTTGAAACCTATGTTTGGGGTTTTGTAGTTGTTGTTGTTACCCTGATTCTTTGCTTTATTGTTGTTGCACTACTTTACTCTGTCACCTTTGTGACACAACCAATTAAGACCATGGCCCCGATTGACATGGCTTATACCAAGATGCTGAACGACATTGTTTTGCTGATTGTTGGCGGTATTGGTGGAGTTATTGGTAAAAAGGGTGTAGGAACGGCTGTAAACGCCATCCAGAACGCTACAACGCCTGCGCCAGTACCTACACCTACGCAACCCATTCCAACGCCTCCTGCGCCTTCTAATCCAATGCCTAGTTTTAATTGGATGGGCTACAAAAATCCTGATTTAGATGAGGCATGGACTCCTGGCCCACCACCAACAACTCCACCAGACCACTTGGAAGATGACCATGACCGAGTTCAGATAGCAGTAGCTCGTCGGGAGGCTGAATAATGTTTGGCATACCATTACCTTGGCTCATTGTTGGACTATTGATATCTCTCTTTGGTACATATCGTGGTGGATATCACTTTGGTTGGTCAGACAGAGATAAGGAAATGCAAGTAGCCATTGCTAAAAAGAATGAAGAGTCTCGTAAAACTGAACAGAAACTTACAGAACAACTCAACGCTAACGCAACCAAACTTCAAGAGGTTACAAATGTTGTCAATGAAAAACAGTCTGCTTTGGATCGTGCCATTCGTGCTGGTAGGGTGCGTATCAACCCCTCAAGTTGTGTATCAACCCCCACAAATACCGCCTCTGCCACCACAAATACAGAAGCAACCAGTAAACCTGACAGACAGGCTGACACAGCTTCTGATGCCGAACGAGCAACCCTCCAAGCCATCGCAGAAATAGTGGCTCAAGGGGATCGTAATACGGCTGCTTTGAATGCCTGTGTGGATGCTTACAACGATGTAAGGAATTTATTAAATGATAAGCGCTGAACAATTAAAACAACTACATATTGACCCTGTTTGGGAAGCAGCTCTGAACACTACATTTCAGAGATTTGATATGTCTAGCCCATTAAGACAAGCTGCTTTCATTGGTCAATGCTCTCATGAGTGTGGTAATTTTAAGACACTGGAAGAAAATCTTAATTATCGTGCTGAGACTCTGATGAAGTTGTGGCCTAAGCGTTTTCCAACTTTAGAGATTGCCAATCAATACGCTAAGAATCCCAAGAAAATAGCCAATATGGTTTACGCAAATCGCATGGGAAATAGAGATGAGGCTTCTGGTGACGGATATCGTTTTAGAGGTCGTGGATGCATTCAATTGACAGGACATGCCAACTATTACCATGCAGGGCAAGCCATTGGCGAAGACTTTGTGATGCAACCTGAATTAGTTGGCACGCCTATGTACGCTGCACTAACTGCTGGTTGGTTTTGGGACACCCATAAGCTCAACCAATACGCTGATTCTCGGGATTACAAGATGATGACCAAGAAGATCAATGGTGGTTTTATTGGTTTGGCAGACAGAGAAAAGCACATAAATCACGCACTTGCAGTATTGACTTCATAAAATAAGTGAAAAAGTTGTGTATAAAGCGGTGTTATGTCAAACATTCCAACTCAACAGGATGCTGAATTCTTTGCAGAATGTGTGAAGAAATGGCAGAAAACACTATCTCTGGGTGACTGGAGAATAGAGAAAGGCTCTAAGCCTGCAAAGCAAGCAATGGCTTCTGTGGAGTTCAATGAGAATGCCAGATTAGCGACTTATCGTTTGGGTGACTTTGGTGCAGAGAAGATCACGCCTGAGTCCTTAGACAAGACAGCTTTGCATGAATTGCTCCATGTGATGCTTCACGACCTAATGACTGTTGCACAAGACCCTAAATCTTCTCAAGAAGAGGTGGAAATGCAAGAACACAGGGTCATTAACTTGCTTGAGCAATTACTCTTCAAGGAATCGAATGGGCGCTCATAATCAAACTTGCACAGACGCAGAGTTCATCAAGATTTGGATGGAATTAAGGTCTGCATCAGCAGTTGGCAAGCATTTAGGAATACATACAAGGGCTGTATTCTTGCGTAGACGATGGATTGAAAATCACTACAACATAAAGCTAGCATCAGATGATGTTCGTGCTACCTATTACGATAAACGCCCTAAATCACATTCACCTTTAAAACAGATTGATCTTGGCATAGAAGATGGCGTAGTTTTAGTCTTCTCGGATGCTCACTTCATACCTGGTCAACGCTCTACCGCCTTTAAAGGGCTTTTATGGGCTATTCAAGAGTTTAAACCTAAAGCCGTGATCTGTAATGGCGATGCCTTTGATGGATCGTCTATATCTCGTTATGACCCATCTGATCATCAAGTCTCTGTTATTCAGGAGTTAAAGGCTTGTCAGGGAATGTTGGGTGAGATTGAGGAAGCAGCCAAAGCTGAGAGACACAATGTAAAGCTAGTGTTTACATTTGGAAACCATGACTCAAGATTTGCTAGCAAGTTGGCTAATCATGCGCCACAATTTAAAGAAGTTGCAGGATTTAAGTTAGAAGATCACATTCCCAATTGGGAGTTCTGTTGGGCTTGTTGGCCCACTCCTCAGGTTATCGTGAAGCATCGCTATAAAGGTGGTATTCACGCTACTCATAATAATACTGTTAATGCGGGGGTTTCTATTGTGACTGGACATTTGCACTCTCTCAAAGTTACGCCATTTAGTGACTACAACGGAAACAGATATGGCGTAGATACTGGTACTCTTGCAGAACCAGATGGCCCACAATTTACCTATGGCGAGCTAAATCCAAATAACCACAGATCAGGGTTTGCAATGCTCAGTTTCTTTAATGGGAAACTTCTGTGGCCTGAACTGATCCATAAGTTCTATGAAGGACAGATTGAGTTTCGTGGTGAAGTCATCGATGTGAGCGAATTTTGAGTTCTTGGCTCATTATTCTCACAGGGGCAATCTATGCTTATATAGCTGGTGAACAGCTATGGAAAGATAACCCACATATGGCTATTGTGTACGCAGGGTACGCATTTTCAAATGTGGGTCTTTACTTACTTGCTAAGTAGATTCTTTCTGGAACACTCCGTTTGGCAAAAGAGTACCCCTACGATTTTTGATCTGATCGTATGCAACTTCCATACAGTCTACCAGATTCAGGTCTTGTAGAGCGCAATAATTAACCAGACATACCATGACATCGCCAACAGCATCAATAATCGCTTCCCGATCTTTTTTAATCGTGGCATCTGCTAATTCTCCCATTTCAGATACTGCTTTGAGCAGCTGAGATTCTGGATTGCTATTGGGAATAATCTTACGAGCTTCTGCCCATTGGATTATTTGCATCTCAATTTGAGCGTAACTCATCTTGTTCTCCTTAAAGGTTCTTGAAACTTCTCTGGTGGTGGTGGAATCATTCTCTCGGATGGTGGAGTCCAGCCATGCTTTCTCCATAGTGCTTGGACATCAGAACCAGATTCCCATTTAAAGTCTTTGTTGGAGACAGATGGGTAACTAATCTTTGAATGAGGTGGTAGTGTTATTTGCATTTCATAACCCTTTGTTTTTTGCCAGAACGACCAAGGCGAGTGCCTGTAATTTCAATGAATCCTTTGTCTAACAGAGCCTTGTATCGGGCAGTTATTGAGGAATATGGGTACTGCGGGAACTTCTCTAGCACTTCATCTGAAATGCATCCATCTGGAAAGCCTTTAATCGCCTCATAGACGATTTGTTCTAGCTTTTGGGTGTCTACCACTTGAGCTGCTTCATGGCTCGTTGTAGGGTCGTTTTTTCTGACCAATTTGAATGGTGGAGAACCAAAGAATTTCTCTACTGCGCCACCAAACCATATTTTATCTAAACTCATTATTGACTCCTATTAAAAAGGTGGGGTACTCATGTTCGTCCGGCACTTATTGCCCACTTTCCCCCATAAACCATCAGAAAGGCAGGTCTTCGTCATCGAAGTTTGTTGCTCTAGAACGCTCAGAGGCTTTTGCTTGTTGCTCTTTTGGTGCTACTGCTAAACCCATGAACTTTCCACTCTTACCATCTTTAATCCATGCTGATATCCAATAATCTTTTCCATCAACAGTGATGCTACCTTTGTACTGTGGCGCTCGTTCATTATCTGTTTTATCAGCTTTAAAAAGTACGCCCGAGTTATCTCGCTTTTCCATATCAAACTTCCTTTGCTTTCTTAATTGCACTTCTTACTTTGCTTGGCAACAGTCCCCATAAAGCAACCTTTTGGTCAGCTTCTAGGTTCTCTGATTCCATCTTCTCAAGTCCTTGTTTACCATCAAGAGACATGATCTCCATAGCCAACTCTCGCAGATACTCCATCTCTTCTGGTGGTAGTGTGTCTGCAATGCCTTGTGTTGGGCTAATAACTACTTTCTCTTCTTTGAGTGGAGCAGAAGAATCAAGAGCATCATGCTCAACAATCTCCATTGCTGTCACCCAAAGATAGCGCCTGGTATATGTCTCTACCGCACCAAGATTCTGGATGGGATGGCAGCCCTTGAGGTTGGCTTCTGCCATTGGTGAGGTAATGATGATGTTTGTTCCATCGTCAATGTCGGTAATTGTCAGACTTGCAATGTCAGAGTCGTAAGATACGACACCACAAAGACCTACATCTGTGAATATCTGATTGATTGTTGGAATGAAATCACCAAGTTCAAAGTAAGAATAGCCAGCAAACTTGTTGTGACCAGACTTCTTAAGTGGTGCGTTTTGCAAGAGGATTCTTGCTTGCATTAACTTCTTATGAACACCCATTATTAACTCCTTAAAAATTATCGTTTAACTCTTCATCAATGATTGCTCTTTGGTCTTCGATGTCTAAGTCTTTAAACTCGATCCAATCTGCTTCATCACAACAAGTCAATCTGTCACCTTTTGTTTCCATGCAATAGCAACAGTATTGAATGTGTGCAAACTCTTCTGCGTAAATCTGAAATAGTGTTTTCATTAGTGCAAACTTTCATAAGCCATTTCCCACAGAACATCGCTTGCCAGTACGGTGAGTCTGTTTAACTCATCTTCTGACAATGGTGTCCCATCTTCATAGCATCCAAATGAAAAGTAGGCATCAGAGAAATCTGGGTAATCCCTGCTGTCTACACCATCTACTTCTAGGTCTACAACCTTTTTTCCATTAAGAATCGGCATCATTAACTCCTATTAAATGTGGCTTATTTGTTGTCCACATGAATAATGTGCCACACTTTTTAAGACTATTTAATAGGGATAAACCCTAATAGACTGTAATTTTTCCCATGTTAGGCTATTCATCTTAACTTTTGTAAAATCATGAACATTGAACAAATTGAACAAAAATGCGCTGAGACATTGCTTGATTACGCAATCACAATGGCTAATGCTTATGTAGACGATCCAGAGGACTTCAATGCTGCTATTGTGGCTTTGCTCTGTAGAACGCTCGAAAACCACCTTAACCGACCTATCAACATTCAGGAAATGTACCAATGACACAAGCCGCTATCATTGATGCACTACAAAACGGCCCTTTAACCTCGCACGAACTGGCAGAGATCACAGGAATGAGCCAGGCAACAGTTATCTCAACAACCAAGAAACTACGCAATCAGGGTAAATTGACTGCCAAACTGGTGAAATCTGGGAAATTCTGGATTAACCAATACACCTTGGAAGAGGATGTACCAAAGCCTAGTCAGACTGTTTTCAATGGAATCCAGACTCAAGGAATCTTTACCCCTGCTGAATACAGAGCCATGAAAGCTCAACTGAACAAGTTGTACAAAAGACACGATTTTTCAAAAGACATCACAAATCACCAAAATATTTAAGTTTACAGTAGGCTTTTTTAAGTTTACAATTGTTTGAAACACGGCTAGTTCGGACTAATTACCCGATACGAAAAGAGAACAGACCCCTCCTGCCGCAGTTTCTTCTTAGGGTCGATGTTTGGGTCTGAAAATGCATTATTACCAGTTTCACATTGGTGACTACATGAGTCACACACGCCATCTTTCGCACTACGAAGACTTGGCGTACAGGCGCTTGCTTGACTTTTATTTCTTACACGAACAACCTATCAAACACCGAGATGTTGCTCGTCAGATCGGAATGCGTGACCATGAGGAAGATGTTTTAACAGTACTCAATGAGTTCTTTCTCTCAACTCCAGATGGCTTTGTAAACCCTAGAGCTGACAAGCAAATTGCACAATACAAAGAGTTTTCAGCAGCGGGTAAACGAGGGGCGGCCAAGAGGTGGGGAACACCACCCAATGGGGAGGCTAATAGCCCCCCTAATGCTACCCCAATAGCAACCAATAACCATAAACCAATAACCAATAACCAAATAAAAGAGAAAGCAACTAGCGTTGCCTTTGTTTTGCCAGATTGGATTCCAAAGGAAACTTGGGAGCAATTCTTGGAAATGAGAAAGCGCATCAAGAAGCCGCCAACTGACTACGCCATCAAACTTCTAATTGACAAATTAAGTCGGTTTAGAACCAATGGTCAGGACATTAAGTTAGTCTTGGAGAAATCAATCACTTCTGGTTGGCAAGATGTTTTTGAGATCAAAGGAAATCCTGCCGACAACATCAGGACTACAGTTCCACCTTCAAATGAACCAGACCCCGCTTTAACCAAGATTATTGAAGATGCCAAAAAAGCAACGCCAATGCCAGACCATATCAGACAGGCAATGGCTCAATTAAGGAGTAAATCTTGATCCACTATCATGGTTTACCAATAACTCCTGCCACAGTAGCTGTTAAGGCAATAGAGGGTGGTCATGCTTTTGTATCATTTGCTCACTCTGACCAACTTGCATCAGCCATAGAGGTTTGCCAGTCATTCGCAATAGACAATGGAGCATTCTCTGCTTGGAAGCAAGGCAAGCCAATTACAGACTGGCAGCCTTTCTATGACTGGTCACTAGACCTGAAAAAAGTACCTTCTTGCGACTTTGCCGTGATTCCTGATGTAATCGATGGGAATGAGGCAGACAATGATGCTTTGTTGAAAGACTGCCCACTTCCGACATGGTTTGGCGCACCAGTTTGGCATATGCACGAGTCCCTTGAAAGACTAGAACAACTGGCAAACACCTATGTTCGGGTTTGTATTGGAAGTTCTGGCGAGTTCTCCACAGTTGGAACATCTCTTTGGTGGGTCAAGATGAGCCAGGCAATGCGGGTTATTTGTGATGACATGGGAAGACCTGCTTGCAAACTGCATGGTTTGAGGATGCTAGACCCTGCAATATTTACCAAACTTCCATTTTCATCAGCCGACAGCACCAATATTGGCAGGAATGTAGGCATTGATGTGCATTGGAAGCATGGTAATTATTTGCCGCCTACAAAGGAAGCAAGGGCGCAAATCATGCGTTCTAGGATCGAGGCATTCAATGCTCCTTCTCAATGGAATTTTTATCAACCAATGGAACAGGAAACACTTTTATGATTTTTGCTTTAATGATTTATGCCGTGGCAATGACCTTGGCAAACCTTTTGGTGGCTACATTTGGCCCTGCAATCAGCCCAATCAACGCATTTTTATTTATTGGACTAGACCTGACACTTAGGGACTGGCTTCATGTACGCCTTAAAATATGGCAAATGGGCGGTCTGATTATTGGCACAGGGGCTTTAACTTACTTGTTAAACCCTGCTGCGGGCATGATTGCAGTAGCTTCTGCCGTGTCATTCTTAGTTGCCGCTTTAGTTGATTGGGCAGTATTTGTAAAAACAACTGGATCATGGATTAAACGAGCAAACATCTCGAATACTGCTGGTGCTGCCGTGGATTCTTTGTTGTTCCCAACCATAGCATTTGGCGTTTTGATGCCTGAAATCGTAGCACTTCAATTTATCGCCAAAGTTTCTGGTGGTGCAATTTGGTCTTATTTCTTAGAAAAGAAATTTAAGCATGAACTACTTTGAAGCACACCAACTGTTAGACAAGGTAAAAGATGGAAAGAATGTTCCGCTTTATCTGATAAACAAGGCTTTAGAACTTACTGGTGACCTAGAGTAAACACCTATGGCGTATTCACGCAAAAACATATCCAATGAAAGCGACAGAGTAGTTCTGGAGAAAGCCGAAGCAAGGGAAATATTCCGCTCTTGGCAGACAACCAGAGATAACGACTTTGTTCGTGCCAGGCTAGAGAGGTGTGAACGAATCTATGGGACTGGTGCTAGAGATAGAGTTCGAAATTACATGAGTTTAATGAAAAATGGAACAATTGAATGACTTGGTTAATCAGCAAAGCCTTAATGAACTCGCTCTCTTCGCAGGAGCAGGCGGTGGAATCCTTGGTGGACACTTGCTTGGATGGAGAACAGTCTGTGCAGTCGAGTGGGAACCCTACCCAGCTAGCGTACTGTGCGCCAGACAAAATGACGGACTTCTCCCGCCTTTCCCGATTTGGGATGATGTACAAACCTTTGACGGAAAGCCTTGGAGAGGAATTGTTGATGTCGTATCGGGAGGGTTTCCATGCCAAGACATCTCAGCTGCCGGAAAAGGCGATGGACTTGATGGAGAACGATCTGGAATGTGGCACGAAATGGCGAGGGTGGTTAGCGAAGTACGACCACATTTCGTCTTCGTGGAAAATTCCCCAATGCTCACTACTCGAGGAGGAACAAGAGTCGTTGGAGACCTTACCAAAATGGGGTATGACTGTAAATGGACTGTTATGGGAGCAGCCGATGTTAATGCCCCACACCAAAGAGATAGGATGTGGATCGTTGGGGAATTGGCCTACACCAGTTCACAGCGAGGCCAGGCAAGGTCTACAGATTCGCAGAGAAGGCAAGAAAGGCACTCAAACGAGTCTAAGCACAGCAGTTCTTACTTGGCCGACACCAAGAACAAAGGGGATGTGTGGCGGGAGTGGGAGTTGGGATTTGTTGAACAAAAACACAACAGTGGAAGAGGCTCGTCTAATGGGAGCAGGCAATGGTGGTCAACTGAACCCAACATGGGTCGAGTGGCTAATGGGGTGGCCGCTAGGGTGGACAGACTTAAAGCCATTGGTAATGGACAAGTCCCATTATGTGCTGCAACAGCATGGAGAATCTTGAAATGACTTTCATGGTTAATTTCAAAGTAGACGCTAATCCTGTTGGCAAACAAAGGGCTAGATATGCAAAGCGTGGCAACTTTGTCCAAGCCTATACCCCAGAGAAAACAAGAACATATGAAGCCCTAATCAAAGAAGCTGCCAAACAAGCGATTGGAAGTTCCGAGCCACTAGAAACGCCTGTATCGCTTTATTTGTATATCAGAGTACCTATCCCTAAGTCATGCACAAAAAAACGCTTAGAGGCCATAAATAATGGCTCTGAGAAGCCAATTAAGAAGCCAGATGCATCAAATATTTTGAAATCCGTAGAAGATGGGATGAATGGAGTGGTTTACAGAGATGATTCTCAGATTGTGAACATCCATGTAACAAAGGTTTATTGCTCAAACCCTGGTGTGGATATTTGCGTCAAAGAGTGTCTTGAGTAAGGGTAAGTCCCTATTCAAAAAGAAAAAAACAAGCGTAAATTAACAGTTTTTAACGGGAGTAAATATATGTCAACATGGGAATTTGATACAACAACAGGCGCTGGTAGCGAGATCGTTACAGTCGTTTATGAGTATGAGCAAGATGAGGACTCTACTTATAACGAAAACATCAAAGAAATCTGGTTTGAAGGACGAGATGTCATCGGTTTATTGGCTGATGAGCAGTTCAAAGAGCTAGAAATGGAAGCAGCCATGCGTTTTCAGCACCACAAACTCAACTACAAGCAAGAATCTGTATGAGTTTTGAGTGGAAATTGATACTTTTAGGACTCATGGCCTTTTGGTCATGGGTTTTTTATGTCTGGACTTCAATATGAACATCTTTTTATACACAAAAAAGGGTTGTCCTAATTGCGTAACTGCAAAACTAATTCTTAAATCTCAGGGTTTAAGGTTTATTGAGCAAGACATGGACGATGCTTCAGTCCGTAAAGCATTTGAGTTTGCTTATCCAAATGTGCGTGGATTGCCTCAAATCTTCATAAATGACCAAAGAGTAGGTGGTTTGGCAGGGTTACAGGCTGCTTTGAAACAGGTTGGAGATAAACCATGACCGATAAAGAAGCATTGACGCTGGCGCTGGAGTTATTGGGGTCTGCGCACGTTGCGACTGACCTAGTTTGGAAACGACATGACGCAGTCGAGGCCACCAAAGAAGCCTTGGCACAGCCAGAGCAGGA